CCGCGCGGACATCATGTTCCAGGCGTCGGCGATCTGCACGATCTCCTGCACCTTGCCCGCCGCCCAGTTGATCGACAGGAAGGCCAGCAACTGCGTCTTGGCCGTCGCCACTTGATCGCCGAAGGCCGACATCCCGGCCTTGACCTCGGCCATTCCGGCGGCAGCCTTGGCCCCGGTGGTCTTGGCGGTGGTCGAGAGTTCGCCGAGACTGTGCTCGGCGGACGTGATGGCGCGTTTGAGCCCCTCGTCGGACCCTTCGAGCTCAACAATGACGGAAGTGCGCTTCGCCATCTCAGTCCACCTTGTCGCGGAACTCACCACCCCACCGGCGCGACTGCGCCTGGGCTTGAAGCCTGTCGAGGGTCTGGTCGAGGTGACGGGCGTCACCGCGTCCGCCGATGGCGATCAACGACAGCAGCCGCGCATCGCGTGCGGCGTCCTCCCGCGCGATGGCGGCGGCAAAGCCGCGCACCTGCGCTAGGGTGTAGTCGATGATGTCCGGCATCCGGTGGCCGTGGGCGATCAAGTGCTGGGCGGTGTCGAACCAGCCGTGGCCATTGCTGCCGTCGCGCCCGTCCGTGCGAACAGATCGCCCATTTCCACGTTCAGCCGAGGCATCACCGTCCGGGTAAAAAAATCCGCGTTGACCTCGATTACCTTGGCCGCCAGCAGAATGGCCTGGTCGGCATCGAGCGCGTCGACCCACGCGCGCGGTTTGGCGACGGCAATCGCGATGGCCGACAGCAGGTCGTCGCCACGTTCGCCGAACAACGCCAGCCAGTCGATGTTGGATGCGGTGAGCTGCTGCATCACCGGCGATATCGCGCGCAGGAAGGCGGGCATCTGGCCGACCTTGAGTGGTTTGATCGCCAACGTCTCGTCATCGATGATCAGCTCCACCGCTTGCGGGATGAGAACTTCCAGATCGCTCATGGCCGTCACCCTCACAGTTGCACGATGCGGCCGAACTGGCCGAGCACCGCGTCATAGGGCTTGGTGGTGTCGGCCAGGAGCGAGCCTTCCAGCTCGAACTTGTTGTACTCGTCCGAGATGAGGGAGATTTCCTTCAGCGGATCGAAGGCGACACGGTACAGCTCCACCAGCACCTTGGCGTTGCCCTGCGCGGTGTTGACGCCTTCCAGGCGCATGAACCGCTCGGGCGGCGCCTGCGTGAAGATGCCGATCTCGGTGGCCACGCCGTAGCCGTAGGCCGCCTTGAACGGCGCCGTGAAGCCGGCGGTATCCAGAAACTGGAGGGCACCGAAGTCGGTGTCGGCGGTGTAGTGCGTCCCCTCCGTCAGCGTCGCGGGCGCGCCCGCCGAATCGGTCACCACCAGCGCCGACACTTTGGGATGGGCAAAGAAGTAGCGGTCGCCCACCACCGGTAACGCGCCGCCGATGGTCTCAGCGGTCACGGTACCGGGGGTGCCCGTGACGTGGTTGCCGTACAGCGCCAGCGCTAGGTTCTCCTTGGTGAACTCCTCGATGGTGAGGTTCACGGTGGCCGATTTCTGCTTGACCATCCGGTGGTCGAGCGAGCGCTGACCGGTCTGGCTCTCGTAGTGCTCCAGGACATCGGTCTTGAGCGAGAGCTTCAGCTCGGCGACGTTGCCGGGCGAGCGCACTTCGATGGGAAGGCCGTCGGTGTCGCGCTTGCCGAGGAAGACGCGGCCTTGAAAACTGGCATAGGTGCTCATGATTTGGATTCCTTGCGTTGAGTGGGTTTTGGTTTGAGGGGCGTGCCGTCGCCTTGCGGCTGCGGTGCGGGCTGACGGTCGTGGCGGGCGATGCCGTTGGCGTTGAGCCAGCGCGCGGTGGCCTCGTCCACGTCCAGCGTGTCGCCTGGCTGGTAGTCCAGGCCGGCGTGGGTGTGCGGCTTGATGAGCGTGACGATCATTCTTTAATAACTCCTTGTATGACCTCGCCGACCTCGAAGGACAGCGGGTAGAGCAGCAGGCCGTCCTGGTAGATGGGCGCGGGCGGGGTGACGGGTTGCAGGGTCTGCACTCCCGGCCTCGGCTGCCAGCCCATGAGGACTTGCAGGCACTGGCGCACCAGATCGGCGGCATCCGCCCGTGCGGCCTCGCCATGGGAGGCCTGTTGCACGTTGCGCACGGCCACCACCACCAGCCAGCGGCTGGCGATGCGCGCGACCCCGCCGTGCGCGGTTGTTTCCAGCACCCTGTGCCCGTCGCTCACCACGAACGCGGCGGGCAGGCGCTTTCCGCCCACATCGTCCACGCCCAGGGTGACGGCCCCATGCGCCCCGGCAAGCGCTGGCACGGTGTCGATCAGCCGCTGTCGGATGCGGTGTTCCAGGCCGAGCATCAGTAACCCTCCGTTTCGTTGCGGCTCATCACGTGGGCATTGCCCGGTCTCGCCTCGGCCAGCGCTGGCGCGGCATTCGCGGCGGGCAGCCCGAGCGAGACCTGCCCCCTGGCGATGGATTCGAGCACCCGCCGCGCATCTTCGTAGCGGCGGCGCACCTCCTCGGAGGCGCGGTCTGCCCACAGGCGGTAGCGCGCGATGTCGCATGCAATGCGTGCCAGCACAGGCGGCACGATCGCCAGCGGCATGGCATAGCGGGACGCCAGATAGCCGTCGATCTCGGCGTCCGCGTCGGTGAGCGCGCGCTCGACGATGGTCGCATCCGGCACGCCAGCGCCCACCCGGTCGGTGAGCTGCGCGAGCTCATCCTCGCCGTGGCGGGAGACGAGATCGGCCAGCGTGGCGTAGGCCATGCCTTACTCCTCCACCTCGGCCACCGCCAGCGCCGGGTCGGCCTTGATCGCCAGGGCCTGCCCTGGCGTGGCCTCGACCACTACCGGTTCGCGCCAGAACGGTCCGAGACCGGCGCGGTAGCGCGGCATGTCGCCGTGCGCGGCCACTGTGCGCACGTAGAGGCGCACGTTTGCCGCAGCGGCGCTCGATCTATCGGACTTTTTTGCGGCCATGGTGCGCCTCATCAGATCAGCCACGGCGAGACGATCAGATCGACCACGCCGAAGTTTGGGTTGGACGCCCCGTTGGCCAGCCGCTCGTTCTTGACGATCTCGATGGCGGCGGCGCGCAAGCCCGGCGGCACCACCAGCACCGTGGGCTTGATGCCCAGCGGGCGGCCGCCGTCGGCCTTGAGGCTCTGCATGGCGGCGAGCGCGGCGTTGAAGTTGCCCGCGTCAAGCGCGGCCTGGCTCTGGTACGCCATCTGCCAGAAGCCCAGGCCCGCGTTGCAGCGGTAGCGGATGCCGTAACGATAGCTGTCGGAGACGAACACCCCCTCGTCGTTGGTGGCGGTCATGGCCTCCAGCTCTGGGGTAGTGCGCTCCTGGTAGATGAAGGGCTTCAAGGCCCGGCTGGTGTCGAGCAGGTACCAGGCTTCGCCCACGCCGGACTGCACGTTGGAGACCGGGACGGCCGTTCCGGTGCCGTCCACATTGGGATAGACAGGGTGATCGGTGTCGAAGAAAAACTGGCCGTCATAGCAGTTGATCGCGCCCGCGTTCTTGAGCAGATCGAACACGAGCTGATCCGGGTGGGTGGCGGCGGCGCGGCCCATCTCGGCGAACAGCGGCGTGTAGATGCCGACGTTGTCGTCCTCGATGTCGCTGCGTTTGACCGACACCGTGCCCTCATAGAGCTTGTTTAGCACCTGATAGGCCTGCGCGGCCATGTCCTTGATCACGCGGTCGCCCACCCATTCGCGTAGCGCCGGGAACTGCCCCAGCCAGCCGTAGGTATTGCTGGCCGAAGACGATGGCACGCGGGTGGCGACCTTAGCCCAATCGGTCGGCGCGGCGGTGAGCGCGTCCTGGAAGGAACTGGAAAAGCCCGTGCGCAGGCTGGTGATGAGGGCGGGGGTGATGATAGCCATGTCTTACTCCTTGGAAATGAGGGATTCGGTTTCGATGACGCCGCGCGCGGTCAGGTGCGCGTGGAGCCGAGTCAGTTGCAGCCGGTGCATGAGCGGGCGGATGTCCAGGTGCCTCTGGGACAGCGCGAGATAGAGCGCGCGGAGCACGCGCAGGCGGTCGTCGTGGCGGGTATAGACGATGCTGTCGAGGTCATTCATGCTCCTTGGCCTGGGCGAACGCCTCTTCGCTCAGGCCCAGGAGCTTGGCGGCAATGCGATCCTCGTCGGTCAGCGCCGCGCCGTGCGCGGATTCGGCTCGTCGATGCGCGGCCTCGGGCAACAGTTCCGGCGCGGCGGCGACAAAGGCGCGGAAGCCCTCCAGATCGCGGCTGGCGTAGGCGAGTGCCCAGTCCTTGAGGCCAGGCGTGACGCGGCGCGCGGCCATCGCCTCGGTCACGGCGGCCTCGGCCTCGCGCGCCGCGAGGTCGGACTGAAGCGCGGCCAGCCGATCGGCCACCTGCTTGTGCATGGCTACGGGGACGTACTCGGCGGGGTCGGGCTGGCGC